TCAGCGCTGGCCCCGGTGGGCGCGTATAAGCTGGCAGGCGCAGGCGCTACGGATGACATTGCCAACGTGTTGCAGGATACGTTGATGGGCTTTGGCATGAAGGCGCAGGGCGCAACGGATGCGGGTAGGCGGTTTGCGGGCGATGAGTTTGGCGGCGTTGGGCCGGGCAAGCAAGGCATCACAGCTTACCACGGTTCGCCGCACAGCTTTGATCGTTTCAGCATGGACGCGATTGGCACGGGTGAGGGGGCGCAGGCTTACGGGCATGGGCTTTACTTTGCTGAGAACGAAGGCGTCGCGCGAGGGTATCGGGACGCTTTGAAAATGAAGGGCTATGACAACAACCCGATATACAATGAGGCCGTTTCGCAGCACGGCTTTGGCGCAAAGGAATTTGACCAATTCGAAAGCCTAGCGCGGCAAACCATACATGATCCAGACCTCTTGGCGCGCGCTTTTTTTGATTGGAATGACGAGTGGCGACCTTTGGCAAGCGATCCCGCAGAATTTAAGAACGTGCGCGACTTCGCAGAAAAGTACATCAAAAGCGCCCCGCAAGGCTCTATGTACGAGGTCAACATCAACGCCAATCCTGACGACTTCCTTGATTGGGACGCGCCGTTGAGTGGGCAGCGGGCGTTTGAATCTATCAAACGAGACTGGGACGAAAACTTGGGCGATCCTGACATAATTCTTGAAAGGTTAGGCATCGACCCCAACACGGCAACAGGTCAGGCGTATTTGAACCAATTAGCGCCAAACCAAGGCGCGGCGTTTTCAGGTGTTTCCAACAGGCTAAGGGAGCAAGGCATCCCCGGCATCAAATACCGTGACGCAGGGTCACGCGGCCTAGACGGCGACGGCACCCGCAACTTCGTTGTGTTTGATGAAAACCTAATCGAAATCGTGAAGAAATACGGCATCGCGGGCGCGGCAGCAATGCTGGGCGTCAGCGCGGCAGACGTAGAGGACGCAATGAATGGCTCTTAGCACATACGAAGAATTGCAGGCGTCCATCGCCAGTTGGGTCGATCATGACGGTCTTGACGCGGTCATTCCTGATTGGATTGCTGCCGCAGAAAGCAACTTCGCCCGCGACATACGCCACCGCAGCATGGTGACAAGCGCGGACCTGACCATCAGCACCCGCTACACCGACCTGCCCGCAGATCACTTGCAGACGATCCGCCTGGACTGCAACGGCAAGCGCATGTTGGCGCGATCCACCGACGACCTGACCGAAAAGCGATACACGGGCAGCGCGGCGGGTGAGCCTTGCCTGTTTGCACCGTTTGGGGCGTCAATCGAAGTCTATCCAACACCGGACAGCAGCTATACGGGCGTTCTCCATTACTATGCCAAGCTGCCCGCGCTGTCTGTCAGCAACACGTCAAACTGGCTGCTTGCTGCGGCCCCTGACGTGTATCTTTACGGGTCGCTGATCCATTCCGCTGGTTTCTTAGCAGAGGATGCGCGGCTAAACACTTGGGCGGGCATGTATGCAGCCGCCGTGAAAAACATGAATGACCGTGAGCGCTCAAGCGGCTGGCCTAGCGCCATGAGCATTCCGGCAAGGGGCGCATAATGGCTGATACCACGACAACAAACCTGAGCCTGACGAAGCCGGAGGACGGCGCGTCAAATGACACTTGGGGCGTCAAGATAAATGCAAACTTCGACGTTCTGGATGCAGCCGTTTTGCTGACAGGGGCGCAAACGCTCACAGATAAGACGCTGACAAGCCCGGCCATCACAGCCCCGACCATCACAGCCCCGACGATCACAGGCACAATCATCGAGGACATATTTGCCCTGACAGGCACCACACCTGCGCTTGAGCCTGCAAACGGCAGCATCCAGACGTGGACGCTGACAGCTAACTCGACGCCAACTGACAGCGTCGTTGCAGGTGAGGCAATCACGTTGATGATTGACGATGGCACTGCATACACGATCACGTGGCCCACGATCACGTGGGTCAACAACGGAGGTGCAGCCCCAACGCTGGCGACGACTGGATACACAGTGATTGCGCTCTGGAAAGTTTCAACCACGCTTTATGGTGCACTGGTCGGAGACGGCTCATGATCACGGGCAAAATCCTTGGCGCGGGCGGCATCGGCGGCTTGGATATTTCGCAACTGTTTGCGACCACGCTCTACACAGGCAACGCAACGGATGCGACAGCCATCACAACTGGCCTTGATATGTCCACCAATGAGGGCATGGTATGGGTCTACAACAGGAACCTTGCGTCTGCCGAAAGCAAAACGGCAAACACGGTGACGGGCGCAACCAAGAGCCTGGACCTTTCAACAACTAATGTTCTGGCAACCGATGTGAACGGGCTGCAATCTTTTGACACGACAGGATTTACCGTAGGCACTAGCAACGGTTTCAATCGGTCAGGGAACCCGTTTGTTGCTTGGTCGTTTGTGAGTGCGGAAGGCTTTTTTGACGTTCTGGAATACACGGGGAACGGCACAACGCAAAATATTGCGCATAATTTGGGCGTGGTTCCCGGTGCAATTCTGGTTAAAAATCAAAACAATTCACAGGCTGCGAATGGGGACTGGCATCTTTACCACAGGTCACTAAACGGAGGCACAACACCAGAAGATTATTTGATCCCCATGGCGGACTCTACCGATGGGGAAGAACTAGACGCTAGCGCTTGGAACAGCACAGCGCCAACTGCGTCTGTATTTTCTCTGGGTGGAACCCAAAGGACAAACGAAAGCCCAGACACCTACACCGCTTATTTATTTGGGCATGACGCATCAAACAGCGGCGTTGTTCAGTGCGGTGGATACACGGGCAATGGTTCCACAACCGGGCCAACGATCACGCTTGGGTGGGAACCGCAGTGGGTGCTAATAAAATCCGCGAGTTCTGACGAGTGGGGCGTTATTTACGACAACGTGCGCGACACAAGCAGCCCGATCAGCAACCCCGCGGAACCTTTTCAGGTCGGCACTGAGGGCAGCGGCCAAGACGTGGATTTTACGGCAACGGGGTTTCAACTCAAGACAGTTTTCAGCGAGGTCAACACTAACGCCCAAACCTACGTTTATATCGCAATAAGAAAGGCCGATTGATATGACACAGTACATCAAGGCTGACGGGCTGGTTTTTCCCTACACTGACCGAGACCTGAAACGCGACAACCGCAACACCTCCTTCCCCGCTGTTCTCACTGATGATGCGCGGGCGTCTGTTGGCGTCTACCCTGTCACAGTCGTAGAGAAGCCACCCTATGATCCTGATACGCAGGTTATCACCCAAAGCCAGCCAGAAGAAGTAGGTGGTGTGTGGGCCGTGGCTTGGACAGTCCGTAACAAAACCGCAGAGGAACTGGCTGCTGATCGGGCGCGGGACACGGCGCGGGTGCAGGCGGAAATGTCGCGGCGTCTGCGATTGCTTGCTGTCGATTATGAGGACGCAGAGCGCGAGACGTGGGCCACGCAGGTGGCCGAGGCAAGGGCGATCAAGGCGGGTGCGACGACCGCGCCGTTGCTGTCGTTGTTGGCTGCGGGGAAAGGCCGGACGCTGGACGAGCAGGCCGACCGGGTTCTGTACCTTTCCGACGCATTTGCTGGGGCGTCGGGGGCCATCATGGCAGCGCGGGATGCGCTGCTTGCATTGGACCCCATCCCGGCTGACTTTGCAGAAGATGGGCATTGGTCCTAAGCCATGCTGATCCCGATTGACCCACCACCGGGCCAGTATCGAAACGGCACGGCGTTGCAGAGCATGGGGCGCTGGCGCGATGCAAGCCTTGTGCGCTTCTATCAGGGAACGGTGCGGCCCGTTGGCGGGTGGCAGGCGTTTTCTCAGGATGTGCTTACCCAACCAGGGCGAAAACTTCACGCCTGGCGGGCCAATGACGGCACACAATGGCTTGCCGTTGCAAGCGCCGACGAAATCTATGTCTACGACGCCGAAGGGGTGCAAACAGAAATCACCCCGGCAGGTCTTACGGCGGGCCGTGAGGTTGCTGTTTTGGCGAACGGCTACGGCGGCGGGCTTTACGGAGCGGGCCGCTTTGGGAATGATACAACGTCATCATCCAGGGTCTTGCCTGCCACGCTTCAAGCAATGACAAATTTCGGACAAGAATTGATTGTTTGCTCTGATGTTGACGGGCGCATATTCAAGTGGGCGCTGAACACGGCCAGCCCGCTGGCGCTGATTGCAAACGCGCCCACGGGCAATTTGTCTGTCTGCGTCACGCAGGAGCGGTTCCTTTTTGCGCTTGGCGCGGGCGGCAATGCCCGGAAGGTGCAGTGGTGTGATCGTGAGGATTACGACACATGGACGCCATCGGCAACGAATGAGGCGGGCGATTTTGTCCTCAACACGGTAGGCGAAATCAAGTGCGGCATCCCGCTGCGCGGTCAAACGCTAATTTTGACCGATCACGACGCGCACGTTGCAAATTACGTCAACGCCCCATTGGTTTATGAGTTTGAGCGGGCAGGATCATCTTGCGGCGTCGTTACCAGAAACGCGGCGGAAGCAGTCGGAAACGCGGTTTTCTGGATGGGTTTCGGCGGGTTTTTCACATACCAGGGCGGTCAGGTCGCTGAATTGCCTTGCGATGTTTCAGACTACGTTTTCGGGCGCATGTCGCGGGGGTTGCAGTCACATATCGCGGCGGTGCAAGTTTCCGAGTTCTCAGAAATCTGGTGGTTTTACCCGTCAGAGGGCGCGGCAGAGAATGACAGCTATGTGGCATACAATTACGCGCAAGGCACGTGGCAGACGGGCAGCTTGAGCCGCACGGCAGGCGTTGACCGTGGCGTGTTTTTTAGCCCGCTGATGATTGGCGGCGACTTCACCGTGTACGGTCATGAGGACGGCACGGTCCCTGCGGGGAATGCAGTTTACGCAGAAACCGGACCCATTGCCATTGGGTCGGGCGAACAGACGTTCACGGCGCGGCGTGTTTACACCGACGAGGCCACGCAGGGCGGCGTTAAAATGACCTTCAAGACCAGGCGGCACCCCAATGGGCCTGAGACGGTATCTCCGCCCTATTCACCGGAAAACCCCATGGGGGTTCGCTTCACGGGGCGTCAGATGGTCATGCGTGTTGATGGCAACGAGGGCGAGGATTGGCGCGTCGGCGTACAGCGTGTTGAGGTTGCACCGAGGGGCAGGCGATGAGGCTTCCATCGGGCGACGCTGACCAGAACGAGCGCAACAGGCAGCTTGAAAAGGCAGACCGCGAAAATATGAAGAAGTCGCGGGAGAACTACCTAAGCGGCACCCTCTTGCTGCAATCCCCTGACGGGACGTGGTGGACCTTGGCGGTTGATAACGCGGGCAATGTCACAGCTTCCTGACCTGTTCGCCAAGGCGCTAGCCAGAGCGGGCAACGAACACACATTTGCGGACATAGAGGCGGAAGCCCGCGCGGGGCGTATGCAGCTTTGGCCGGGTGAGCAATCCCTAGCGGTGACGGAAATCCGCAACGTACCGGGCCGCAAGACGCTGCGGATTGTATACGCGGCGGGCGACGGTCCAGAACTTGAAGAAATGACGGAAGCAATGGCGGCTTGGGCAAAGGTTCAGGGCTGCACATCACTGACCGGAACGGGGCGGCCCGGCTGGGCAAAGCGCATGAAGCAGCGCGGCTGGCGTACCATCGAAACAACCTTAGAGAGGCCGCTATCATGAGCAGCATGTTTGGATCATCCACCCAAAAGACAGAAATCCCAAAATATGCCGAGGATGCGTCAAAGCAGGCTCTTGGCATGGCAAACGCCCGCAATGAGTTGGGCTATATTCCATATTACGGCCCAGACGTTGCCGCGTTCAATCCAATGCAGATGAACGCCATGCAGGGCGCGAACACCATGGCGCAGAGCATGGGCCTGCCCACGGCGGGGCTGTCCTTGATGACGCCGCAGGACTTTGGCGGCGGCGTGTTCGGGCATTCTTCGCAGCCGCTCTATCAAAGCAACATGGACAGCCTGGAAGCGGCCAACCCTGAACTTTTCGCAGCCTTGCGGGCGCTGACAAAGATGACTTCGCAGGAGGCGATGATGCAGGCACCGGGCGC